CCGCAAAACATGCGAGCCCGGACTGACGCGTGTATCTTCCCGTGTGACTGATCGTCACATAGGTTGATGTTCGGCGTAGGCGATGTCCTGTGCAAGCACGGAACATCTTGATCGGAATGTCCTCCTTAGTAATCAGGAGGGCCTCCTTTTCCTCAGTGACCATCGTGACGAAATTTATAACGTCACGGTAGAAACTAGGATGCTCCAGAGCATGTCCACCAGCATAATCAAACACTGGTGTATTAGCTCCGCGAAGCGCTGCCCAAAGATAGGGTCCATGGCGTTCCTCCTTCCTCAAGTCTGTTTCCAGCCTGAGGTACGAGAATCTAAAAACGCCAGAACCCACATGCTTCGGCAGTGAACACTTCGTACGCACTAGAAATTCCCAGTGCGATAGAGTAGGACACTTAACACCAGAATCATCAGGGTAATCGCCCGGCACTAGCTTTGTTTTGCCAGCTACCGATTCAATCTCTGTGACAAGGTATTGAAGTGTTTTCCCGATCTCATACTCAGACCAGCGTGCCAACAGTCCGTTGACAAACTTGTAAAGTATGGCCTCGTAAAGTTTCTTCTTTACGGTTGCCGACCCACTCCTGGGTTGGAATGGGCGTACGTCCACCCCGTGGTAGTAATCACCACCACAGGACTCCCTGAAATTGCCTTCGTGATAAGTTTTGTCAATATTAATCACGAAACCAAACCTCTGAAAGAAATAGACTACAAAGGGGTGCAGACGTGATGAGTAAATCATATCATCGCCATACACACTAATGAGCCTTCGATCTGAGCGATGAAACAATGTCGCTTCAATCGACTTCAGAAGGGCCAGGAAGACCAACGTTTGCAACGGGAATGTGTACCCAATGCCCATCGTGCAAAATGTTTCACATTCTACACTAGAACCATCAGGTAGATCAATTGTACCAATCCTTGATTTAAGTAAAATTTCTACCCAATCAGGAGGTAACAATCTCTCAACCAAACGCATGGTAATTGAATCCGATGCGCTTGAAAGGTCAGCTGTAGTGTGCATACCATACACACTGGCTGTCCTGGCTAAAGTCCGGTGTCTCATCTGCAGAGACCGGATATCATAGCCTGCCCGTCGCAGCCGCTTTCGGATCATCTCCCCTAGACCATAGCTCATATAAGAGCCAATAGTGGTATTCGGGACGATTGCCCTGAGCGACTTGTACGTTTTGGGGACTAGCGTCAGCGTTAGGGAGCCAACTGCCTGGTAGGTGGCGAGATCTGACTGGAGCATCAAGTCAGTATCCCACTCTGCCTTTAAGGCTTCAACCTGCCAATCTTCACAGATTTTAGCCTTCTGCTGCGCCCAATAATCTTGGACCGCAGCAACCTGACTCATCTCTGAGTCAAACCAAGC